TATCTAGATGAGTTAGTAGTTTACTCTCAGTAATCATGTAATCACCATCCTTTCATTACTGATTATATAGTGCAAAGAATTTAAAATTCCCTACATAGTTATATGTATAAATTTACTCCATTTTGGAAAACAAACTTACATATCACTGTGTATAAAAGTATCTGAATATTCCAATATAAAGAGCATACAGTGGTGTCTAAATAGTTTGGTGTGTGATTGGATAGGACACTTTTTTGCCGACAGTCTGAGTGCAACAAATATATTCAGTCTGCTATTACTGACTGTCTTATTATATTAGTTATAACTACATATCATTCCTAGTAATTACAGGAATATAAAAGAGAGCAGAGTAGGATATGTACGAATTACTGTATCCGTTCCGATAATAAATGTTATGCAACAATACGATATATCACTCAATACTATCATCACTCCCCTACCCTACCGTTTAACTCGCTTATCTAGGGCATTTTTCTGACATACTGTATTATTGACCCCCCACCCCCCTGTTTGCTCGACTTACCTAACATCCATACAATGCCTACTGACTTACCATAATAGCACAGAGAACACCCACCCTATTTTCTATGGACCACGGGGTATATTTATATATACTGATAGCATGGATGAAACACTAAAGGCGGATGGATATGATGAAGCCATCATGGGATACGCTGGGAGATGTGGAATGAATGAAGTTCTGCTCTACAGCACAAACAAGATTATACAAATATTAATGGAACGAGACGGCATGACCGATGAGGAAGCCATCGAGTTCTTTGAATTTAACATCAAGGGAGCTTACATGGGCGAGGGTACACCCCTCTACTATGATGACTTACATGAGAATACCAGAGACTACAGAAGAGAAGATAGCCCAGCTCAAGCTCCTTGTAGATAAAGTAAAAGATTTAGAAACACAGGAAAGTGCTCGCAACAGTCTATTAGGGTATGCAAAATCCCAAATGGACAATTATAAGACCCCTCCACACATCACGAAGCTGGCGGAGAAGCTAGAGGCGGTAGAACGTGGCGAAATCAAGAGACTCGCCATATTCATGCCACCCAGACACGGCAAATCCATTCTGACATCAGAATTCTTTCCCGCATGGTTTATGGGCAGGAACCCCGATAAGTATATTATCTGTTCCACCTACGCTCAAGACCTGGCGGATGATTTTGGGCGTAAAGTCAGAAACCAGCTTCAGGATGACAACTTCGGCAAAATTTTTCCCGATACGCAGTTATCGACAGACTCAGCGAGTGTAAGGAGATTTCACACGACCCAAGGTGGCGTATACTACGCAGTGGGTGCAGGCTCGGCTATTACGGGTAGAGGTGCACACTTACTACTGATTGACGACCCGATTAAAGGGCGTGAGGAGGCAGACTCGCAGGCGATGCGGGGGAACCTCTTAGACTGGTATCGCTCCACCGCATACACGAGATTAATGCCGAATGGCAGTGTTATCTTGATTCAGACCAGATGGCACGAGGATGACCTTGCAGGATGGGTACTCAAGGAGACGGGACACGAGGGGTGGGACATTGTTGAGTTTCCAGCGATATTAAACGGGACCGCAGCGGATATGCTCGGTCTGAAGGAGGGCGACCCGCTATGGGAGGAAGCCTACCCGCTGGAGCGACTAGAAGAGATTAAGAAGACCGTAGGAACACGGGAGTGGACATCGCTCTACAACCAGACTCCCTCAGTGGAAGAGGGTAACGTCATCAAGCGATGGTGGTGGAAGTATTGGAAACGAGAGCAACTACCCGAAATACAGTACAAGATACAGTCTTGGGATACCGCTTATACAGCGAACCAGAACTCTGATTACTCTGCGTGTACAACGTGGGGTGTGTTTTCTGGCGAGGGCGGATACAACCTAATTTTACTCGACTCGTTTAGAGAACGCCTGACGTTCCCTGAGTTGAAGAATGCAGCAATAAGTCTGTACAATATGCACCAGCCTGATAATATTCTCGTGGAAGCCAAAGCGAGTGGATTATCACTAGTGCAAGAGTTAATGAGAACGGGAATACCGATTACACCCTTTAATCCGAAACGCATGGATAAGCTGGCGAGGGTTCACGCCATCACGCCATTATTCGAGAGCGGCAGGATTTGGGCACCCGACACGGATGAAACCGAGGCGGTGGTATCGCAGTGTGCGGCTTTCCCCAACACGAAGAACGATGACCTAGTCGATTCGCTATCGCAGGCATTATTAAGATTGCGTAAGGGCTGGATGGTGAACCATCCGCAGGATGTCCCCTACGAAGAACCGACAGGACCGAGAGGAAGTTATTGGCAATGAGAGAATCATTAATTGAATCAGTGAAGAGACACGAGGGTTTCCGAGACCAGGTGTACCTAGATACGCTAGGCAAGAGAACCGTGGGCTATGGGCACCTCTGCGTGGAAGACCACTGGGAAGACGGCAAGGTATACGACAAGGAATACCTTGAGGAAATACTTAAAAAAGATTTACAGCACGCAGTAGATACGGCAACGTATATGTGTGAGAAAACAGAAGTAAGCGAAGAGGCACAAGATATAATCACGGAGATGGTGTTCCAGCTAGGCGGGAATGGTGTCTCTAAATTTAAAATGATGTGGGAGGCTCTCAAGGCTAGCCCACCAAATTACGAGGAGGCTTCAGTCCAGATGCTCGATAGTCGCTGGGCACAGCAGACCCCGAACAGGGCACGAGAGATGGCGGAGCACATGAAATCATTAGGAGGAAAACAATGATTGGATTTTTAACAAAAACTTTTCTTAAAGGAACAGGACTAGGTTTAACAATAAAAGAACTCAACGATTACAAAAAGAAAATGAGGTCAGAGGGTAAGGACCCTTTAAGTCCAACTAATTTTATCAATGAGTATGGCAAGCCTTTATACAATAAATTAAAAAACGCAGTCGATAAAACTGTGGAAGGAAAAGCTATGGGCGGAATGATGGAAGCCCGTAAAAAAGGCATGGGTTTAAAGATGAACCAAGGCGGTATGGCGTTAAAACCTATTCCAGCAGATAACAAGGGACTACCTAATTTACCCAAGCCCGTGAGAAATAAAATGGGATACATGAAAGACGGTGGTATGGCAAAAAAGAAAACCGTCAAGAGAAGTCCAAAGTCAAGAGGCACAGGAGTAGCCGTTAAGGGAACTAAATTTAAAGGAGTATTTTAGTGTCTGTTTTTCAAGCAATCAGAGTGATGCTACCCAGTGGAAAGGTAGTTATTGCTAAAACAAAAGAAATGCTTCAAAAGCTCTTAAAAGAAGGCGGGAAGCAAATTAAAAAACTACCTGACGATAAAACAAGAGACACCAACATTGCTACAGGAGGCGGACCTAAATCACCACCCAGATTTATTCTAGAAGAATTTTATAAGGATGGGGGACTCGCTAAGAAGAAAAAAAATAAGTCTAAAAAATCTCGTGGTGGTGGCTCTGCTATAAAGGGTACTAAGTTTAAAGGAGTATTCTAATGGTTGCGAATTTAATGGGTCAGATAGCGAAATTCTTTTCTGGAGGCAAGTCTGGACCCAAGGCATTACTAGAGGCATACGCTAAATTTGGTAAAGAGGCAGTAAATAAATATTTTAAAGATAGAAAACCAAGTTATGATGTAAAAATAGATACCAAAAAGAATGGTGGCATGGTAAAAAGACGTGCTGGAGCGGCAAAAAGAGGTTTTAATAATTTTAAAGGAATATTTTAATGGCAAAAGATATTATTTCAAATAAGAGTGACATCAAATTTTTAAAAGACAATATGTTAATTAAAGCTCTGCATAAAGAGTATGGAATACCATACGATAGGATATACAAAATGCTTCAAACAAAAAAAGACGGTGGTATGGTTAATAAAAACAAGTCTAAAAAAGCTCGTGGACAGGGTATTACAAAGAAAAAAACAAAGTTTAAAGGAATATTTTAATGGCTAGAACACCACTAGGTGCAGTAGACCCGCTAATAGAACAGGAAATAACTGTCGTTGCAGAGGGAACTGTCGAAGAAGAGCCGATTTTATCGGACAACATAGCAGATAATCTCGATGAAGAGAGCTTAGAAACTATTTCATCAGAGCTTTTGGCTGCATTTGAGGCGGATGTTCAGTCTAGAAAAGATTACGAAGAGACAATTAAGAAGGGAATGGAGCTTTTAGGCTTAAAACTAGAAGATTCACAGAATCCTTTCCCTGGAGCGTGCTCTGCACACCACCCCATGATGATTGAGGGCGCTGTTCAGTTTCAATCTCAAGCTATTAAAGAGTTATTTCCCTCTGGTGGACCCGTTAAAACACAAATTATTGGTGAGAGAAGCGATGATATTGTCAAACAGGCGAACAGAGTTAAAGAATTTTTAAATTACCAAGTCACCGAGACAATGGAAGAGTATTTCGATGACTTTGACCAGATGTTATTTTATTTACCGATAGTCGGTAGCTGCTTTAAAAAGATTTATTACGATGAAATACTAAAGAGACCTATCTCTCGTTTCATCCCCATTACAGATTTCGTTGTATCATACAATACTGTCGATTTAAGAACGTCAGGGAGATACACCCACATCATTCGCATGACTCAAAACGAGCTGCGAAAGAAAATATACTCTGGTTTTTATCGTGATACAGAAATTGATATGAATCCCGAGGAGGATGACTCCAACGACATCAGACAGAAGATACAAGACATAGAGGGTATCACCCCATCTAAGAATTATCAGAAAGACGGCAGA